CATCCGTAGAATTTTCCTTAAATGCTCCAATTCCACCCCAAGCATATCTATTTGTTTTTGCTGTATCATGATATCCTGAAAATGTTATTGCTGAACCTTTTCCTGAAGCTTGAGCTTCATTACTAAATAAATCTATATTACCATATCCATTAGAACTTAATGTTGGACTAATACCAGAAATTTGCAACTTCGCTTTTGGCGCCGTCGTACCAATGCCGACGTTGCCGCTGTTTAGGACAACCAGTCTTCCGTCTACGTCCAAGAGTCCCGCTGGGGTCGTCGTCCCGATGCCGACGTTGCCAGCTATATACACATCACCATCTTCATCAAGTGTCATCAAATCAGTTCTTGAACTTGTAACTGTTTTGCCAAAATCTATTAATAATTGATCGGCGCTTGGATCGACAATATTGATACGAATTTTACCACTTACTCCCAAATTAGTCGTCCCAAGCCCGCCGCTGAAGTTCGATGAATCACTAGCAGTTATGCCGCCAGTAACATCCATATCCCTGTCAAGATCAATGTCGGTTGGCGTTACGGTAATACCAGGGATGTTTATTTGATAGTCGCCCCCTGAAGCAAAAGAAAACATTGAAACAAGAATAATCAGCACCAAAGCCAAAGGAGCAAGTCTATTTCTTTTCATTATATTATCTCCTTATGGTCGTTTATAGTGACGGTAATTATGCCAAAAGATCAAACTATCAGCATCCGATCCATTTTCGCCAGCAATCAACCTATAGCCATCCATCATTGGAAAATTGGTATAGAGCGATTCCAGGGAATAAATATTCAAGGCAGTATCTACAGGGATAGTAGCAATTGTTACCGTATCGCCAACAAACGTCTGCCAACTTCTGGCACCATCAGCACTTTTCTTAATAAGCTTCCGTGTTAAACTACAACCTCTAAGAACGAGAGAGTCACTACCTGCAACAGATGATTTCATCTCTGTATAAACGCCCAATTGAACATTCCCAGTATTTAATACGCCATACTCTGTTATATCAGCAGCATTAAACCATGTATCAACAATAACTTGCTGTACGTCGCTCCCTGTTGCCAATAAACTATCTCTTTTCATTTCATTGTCATAATCAACAAATACATTTTTTTGCGTGTAGGCGTCAAAAGCCAATGACAGTAAAAGCATAATCATTGTCACGCCTATAATTAAATATCTTAACTTGGTGCCCATCCGTCGGCTCCTTCTGAATTTAAACTCATTAAATCATTATTTCCGGGACTTCCTGTTACATCTGAAACCCGTGTTTGTTTTGATCTTCGACCGACATACTTCAATCGAGAAGATTCCGCATTTACAGCAAATAAGCCATCGTAATACATGGCAAGATTCAAATCCCTATATTCCGGCACCTTCAAAACCTTACCAAGAACACCATCTGGTAAATTCTTTTGATCAACCGTTGGAATTATAGGACTTGTTCCGTCTGTTGCTGCATTGCGATAAGTAAACCACATACGAATAGTTCCAGCGCTGCTTGGTTCTGGAATCAAGCGTAAAGTATCGCCCTCAATCATATAAACTGCAGGGGTTCCAGTAACAGCGTCATCGTCTGAATCGTATAACTGAAAATTTGATCTCTTGTGAATGTCTTCAAGTGGACAACCGTCCCACTCAACCCTATGTTCTTTTACAAATGGATAACTTGATGTTAATATTGTGGTAAGTGAAAATGTTGCGGATAAACTTGCGGTTATTACTGCGTATTCTGTGACTTTTTCCGTACAATTGGTTTGCTCTATGTAATCATTCTCAACTTTGCGAATTAATTCAGTCACATCGACAGAAACAGGTCCAGTAATCAACGTCACTTCATTTTCAATGTCTGCGTATGTCATAAAATTTCTTGTACCTCAATAAAGAGAAAAACATCAACGCCTTTAGTCTTTACAGTAAACTTGAACACCAGCACGTCAAAAGTGCCAGTTATATTCACCTCACTTAAGGTATCAATCGATACGACAATTTCACTCTCGTCTGCAACTTTTTCAGCAATAACGGTATAGTTCTGACTTTCAAGCTTGTTTCCAATCTCAAAATCAAGAGCTTCACCATTAAAATTCGGAATAACATTCTCATCGTTCCATTCAAAAGAAAAACTTAAATAATGAAAATTTCTTTTTGACTCACATCGAATCCGAACTAAATACTCTTTATTCTCAAATAGATTAAAAGAGTGGTCTTGCCCGGAAATCTTCAATACTTCGTCCTGTGTACCTTTGAATATTGCCTTTGTGTTGTCAAAATAAAACTTCATAACGACTCGATTTCAATAAAAAGGGAGAGGTCAAGCCCCTCCCCTGGTTCATCATCTATTATGCGGAAGAAGGGTTCATTAATGCGCCGCCGGAAGCATCTCCAACGTAACAAAGTGCTGAAATAGCGTCATTACCAGCTTTACTTGTAACTGGTGTATTGCAATTAAGAACCATGTTTCTAATCATTGAATACGTTCCCGCAGTTGGGGTACCAGTAATCTTGATTCCGGTATCAGTGGAGGCAACGCCCATAATAACGTTATCAATATATTTTGCGCCAGGTCGAGCACCAGTTGTTGGTACATGCTCAATTCCAATGGCACCGGCAATAGTCGTAATATGATTGTTCTGAATAGTAGCGTTGGTTGCATTTACTTGTAATGCCGTGGTATCAAAACCCTTAAAAGAACAATTCTCAACGATAAGGTTTTCAGAATCTTGTGTTGCGTCTTGCCAAATGCCGTACTCGGCTTTACCGCTGCCACCGCCAATTAACATACAATCATGGATATGGCAATTTTTGGCGAGCACAGTATCTGCTAAATTAATGCAATTTTTTGCATTCGTCGTGCCTTCAAAAGCGATTCCGGCTACCTCAACGTTAGATGCGTCAATATCTAACAGATCAACAGCGCCAGTTATCAATGTGGTCTCACTAAACATTCCACCAGAACCAATCATTTTTACACCAGCGGTTACGAGTGAAAGCGTAGCGGTAATTGAATACGATCCGGGCGCAATATAAATAAAATCATTAGTACCAGCGGAATTGATGGCTTCTAAGACAGTTTTAAACGCAGCATCCCACGTTTTTCCATCACCAGATGCAGATACGGAGGCATTGACAAACCATCGGTTTCCAAATCCTGCAAGCACAGCCAAATCGCCTTCTTTGACACCCGATCGTCTCATTGTAGAGACCTGGATGTCTATTTGTCTTGGGGATAAACTCATTTCATTAATTCCTTACTTTTTATTGTTAAATAAAACTTGACCAAATGTGAAGATATTTTCTCCACACCTGGTCATTTAAAGAACTATCCTCGTGCAGCAACCGTATTTGTGTTTGGAAGCTTAATTACAGTCGTTGCTAAAACAGCCGCATCGCCAGTTTCTACTACAGCAGCTTGGAGAGCTGTAATTCTTGCAGCACTAACTACAGTTCTGGCCGTGCCGTCTTGTTCTAATTGACCAACTGCTTTGATTGTCATATTAGCTATTCCGGCTTCGGCAGTCACGTCGCCAATACTTGTCAATGTAATTGTTCCAGCAGCAACAGAATAAATCTGATGTCGTGTATTATTAGCAGTGGTTGTCGCACCTTGTATGATAATAAATTGACCAGCAGTAAAATCATCATCAACCAGGCCAGAATCACTATCAGTTATGGTGTCTCTTGTTGATCCGGAACCAGCGACAAAAGCAGTATTTGTTTCTGTGCCATCAAAACTTGCTGGGCAACATTCAAGATAATCACCAGCAGCAATAGCACCAGCACCATTCGTTGAATCACTGTTAACGTAAACTTTCAGTCCGTCATTAACATTGTCGCCAAATAGGGCAACTTTGCCAATTTTCCCAGTTGAAATTGTTTCCAAAACTACAGCAAGATCATGGTACACACTTGCAGCAGCATCGCATGGTAGCACCGCAATCCATCTGTACGTTGTGTCTGCTCCAACAACCACAACATCACCCTCTTTCAGGTCTGCGCCATTGTTGTTATACAGCATCATGCCTACACCGTGAGCAAGATTAAACCGATGTCCTGCGTTTGCATTGTTTAATTGTACGCCTAACATATCTATGTCCTTTATGTTAAATTCAGTTTAATTAACTAATTACCGACAATTAAAGAATTGTCAATGGATTTTCTGTGAGTCCAGTTACAACGCCTTGGTATCCACGGTTCGAGCAAGTCAATGCTCCAACCCAATTCAATTCAGCGGCGTAGGCTTTTTCACCTGTGGTAACTTTTTCAAAATCACTCAATACAAAATTATAATCTGGGTGATAGCGAAAATACAGGTAATTGTCATTCAGAAAATACATGTGGCCGGTTGGACACTTATCATCTGCAACAACTTCGGCTTGACCGAACATCAGGATTTCATAAGAACCATTAACCTTAAAGTTATTGGTATAACGGTTCTGATTTCGCAACAACTGTTCGTACAGTCGCCATGTTTTTTTCGTTGTTACAATAATGGTGGGATGTTCATTGTCAGAGCAGAGAGAATCGTACATCTGTGCCATGATGTTTTCAAGGTAGTAACCACTTGCATCGTCAGGGTCTTTTAGCTGTGAATAAGTAACGCCGGACAGTACCAATTTTCGAGCGGCCCACCACGAATATTTAGAGTCAGATGGATCAATACCAGCTAGTGAAGCATTGTAATTCACTACGATGTCGTACAGGTTGAAAGGTTCGTTCGTTGCCTTGGCAGCGTTTTTAAACAGCATATCGCCATAACCTCGTTTAAATGTTTTAACCAGGTTTTTCGAGCCAATTTTACCCAAAGAAAAAATCCGTTCTTTCCCAACATTCTTGATTTTTAAGTCCATTTCGGAAAAAGTAATGGTATCGTTCAGGACTGCCCAAGGAAACATCGCAGCAGTCGCAAGGTCTTTGACCTTATACTCAACTTTGTCCCATTCCCCCATCCAGTTCGGTCTATCATTACCGTACTCAAGTAACTGCTCGATCTGATTTCCACCAGATACCTGTTCCGCTTTCTTGAGCAATCTCGTAGCAAGGTACGAGCTGTTGTTTTTGATTTGATCTTTCATGCCAGGCAAAAGATGGTCACGAGTGACCACATTCATGACATTTAAAATTTTAGTTAATGTTGGATCAGCCATTTCATAATTCCTTTTTATTGTTGTCCCATTAAACTATCATAGGTTTCGGCCATACGTCTATCCAACTCTTTGTCGTCTTCTGGTGCTTCTTCGTAAACCTTTTTCGAGGTTCCTTTTCCGTCAACAGAAGGAGAAGGAGAAACATAACCGGGAGCCTTTTTTAATTTTCGTATTTCTTGGTTTCTATCCTTCAAGGAGGCTTGAAGTTTGGCTACCTGATCCTCGAACTCTTTGAATTTTGCTTGTGCTTCTCTACCAACTTTAATTTCATGGGCAGTTTTGAGCGTAACACCAATTCGACCGACATTTTCCGCTTCACTGTTAGCTTCGTCTGCTATCTTACTCAACGCTTTCAATTCAACAGGGTCTTTGTATCGAGCGTCAAGCCGTTCTGCCTGGACAACCTCTTTTTCAATGGCAACGTTAGCTTTCTCTTGTGCGAGTAGGTCAACTTCCTCTTTGTGGTTTGCAGCCGATGTTTTAGCTTCGGAAAAACCACCAAGGGCTGAAAAGACTTGCCGTAAAAGATTGTTTTCCTTAGAGCCGAACCAATCTTCTTCGTCCGCCGCTTCGAGAATGCCTTCTAAGACCTCTTTCTTCTCTCCGGTTAGCTTTTCAAGAATCCCATCCAAGCCTTCTAGGGTATCAGAGTTTAGGCGTTCAGACAACACAGCGTTCTTTTCCTGTTGAGCCTCGATCTCTTTTTCAAGTTTAGCAACGTCCTGTGTCTTTTGAGTTGCCTTGGCAAAGAACTTGTCATAATTGGGAAGATCAGCAATCAATTGCTTTTTCTTCTCGTCGGTGTCATACAATTTCAAATGTTCTTGGATCGTTTCGTCAAGGTCTATTTCATCGTCTAAATCGTCGTCGGGATTACTCTCATCGAGAGTTTTGTCGTCCGGTTCGTCCGAATCATCGTCGGCCTTGTCTTTTGTTTCTGGCTTTTCCTCTTTGTCCTGTTGCTCCTTTGTGGGAGGCGGGTCGTCTTGGGATTCGTCAGGTTTAGGTTTTTTATCTTTATCAGTGGCATCGGGAGCAAGAACGTCATTAGTCTTGTCAGACTCGCCGCCCTTATCGCTACCATCCACTATATTGAAATCATTATCGTATTTATCATATACCTCTTGAGGTATTTTAAGAGGATCTTCAACTCTTACCGATGTGTCGATTTCGTTCGGTTTCATCTATCTCACCTCCACACCTAATTCACTCATGTAGCCGCCAGTCAAGTCCCAAAGGGTACATTTGCCGGTCTTGGGATGTTTGATAATCCGAATACCTTTTGTAAAGCTTATGTTTGCAGTCGCAGTATCACCGGCAATGATTGTCATCATAACATGGCAACCAACATCCGTTACTGGCATTGCCTCGATTATCGTTGTCACGCCATTTTCTGTTTTCCTGGCAATCAGTTCGAATATCTTTTCATTTACGGGTGGAATAACTGCTTGCTTTTCGGAAACGGTTTTAATCTTTACTTCTTGTTTTTGCTCATTTTGAGCAGTTTTTGTTTCAGCCATTTTACTAACTCCTTCAGTTGGTCTGTAGCCTCGACGCTGGTTTAGAGTCTTTCTCTGTTATTTTCGTCGGTACAAATAAAAAAAGCCCGATCAACCAGGAGGGTACATGAAGTACTTTCTGGTTAACCGGGCTTTAAATTTAGAATCCGGGCTTTTACACCCGACTTAAATCAAATTGCCTTAATAACTTATGTCTATTACAAGAACGTGTTTTATTTATACGTTACACTGGTTAGTGCAACTATTATGCCAATAGCGTTTGATAAATATCTAACATTTTTGGTGAAACTATGAAAAATTCTTTATTAAAGTTTTCCTTGGAATTTTTCTCCATATTCGCACAGCATTTTTTCATTACTTTAATTAACTGCAATTGACAGTATTCATCTTTTTCTTTTTCATTGAGCATCCTGGAAATCCATCCATACATATCTTTCGAGTCAACAAATTCAACCCAAGACGAACGAAAGTGATGATGAGTAAACCAACTCCCTACAAAATCCTCACTCTCTCCCTTCCCGCCACATGCTTTTATATATTCATCCCTAAAATTGTTATCGATTAAAATTAAAGAGGGGGAAGTTCCGTTGTTAGTCCTGTATTTTTCAAACTCCGCACTTAAATGTGACATTATATCGTAATGAACTTGATTGCTTTTAGCTGCCACCAGCGCAGTCGGAACGGCCATAGCTGCAATCGCCGATTTTAAAAAATCCCTACGTTTCATATTATAAAATCTCCTGTACATTCTATATTAGAATCAACAATTGAAGAAATCTGGTATCGGCCATTATTTTTGCCGCCAATTGATCCTTGTATGTAAATAATATTTCCAGCACAAAAAGAATCCCCGGCAAATTCTTTGCTTATTGTGACTTCTCTTAATGATGTCTTATTGTTAACGAATGCCACCGGAACAACAGAAACTGCAATTACTGATTTAAGAAAGTTTCGCCTGTTCATTTATTTACCCTTTCCCTTTTTAGGCCGTTTCGATGGAGAACAACCACCACGACCTTGATTTTTTCTTGTGCCACCACCAGAACCATCTTTTTTCGGAGTACCTTTCTTTGCAGCCATTTTGTCACCTCTTGTTTGCGGTTAATATTATTCTCTCAATATCCATCAACGCATACCTTTTTCGAATAGCAAGAATCGACTTCAATAAAGATAGTTCTAACGATTTAATACACGTATCAGTAATGGTTATTACTTGAGCACAAATTAAACTACCTGGATTCTCACAAACAAAATACTTCCTTTTAGCGTTTTCTCTTGGCATTTCCTCCCACCCCGTCTCTGAATACAAAAACTCTATCTTTTCCCCGTTATGTTTTTTAAGCATCATGGTTAACAGACAAAACGGAATTTGCATACATACCAGCGCCAACCATAATATACGGAGTTAATTCCGGCACATCTCTCAATTCTGTCTCTACTACTCCAAACCTCCAGTTTTTTATCTCAATAGTACCATTATTCAAACGCACAGTTCCTTGTTCTTTGCATGTAAACTGATTCATACCTTCTCCTTCTCAATAATCTTATAAACATCCGTAATACCCCCATTAAATAAATTCAGTTCCAATTCTATCTTTACCTTTCCGGTAAAGCCTTTTTCGACATACGGAATGATTTCTTGTTGAACACGATCTCCGATTTCATGGACTCTTTCGGTAGCTTTGCTCAATTATATCACCCCAAAGACTCTTAAACAAGTCACTCCTATTAGACAAGTGATTGTTAAATACATAATTGCCTGAATGACGAGTTGTGGATAGCTTGGCGCTATAACCCTTTTCGCTATTTTGCCTATTCTTTCAGATAGAACGTAATCGTTTTTTGTTAGACCATCAATGTTTTTAGACAGACCAATTACCTGTTTTGTTAATAATTTATTGGACAAGGTAACTTCCGCACCAATACCATATTGATCGTTCTGTCGTTTAATTATCGGACTCCAGGCATCTATTAGATTTTGCCGTTCCTTTTCAATTCCATCTTCCAAAAGTAATTTATTCTCACACAAAACTATCTTTTCTTTACCAACGACAAAATAAAAGCTTCTTTTGCCTTTGGCAGCTTTGTTTAATTTTGAAACAAATGCAATACTTTTCAAATCAACCAATTCGCCATTAACAATAAATGGATTTTCATGTGACATAACGATTCTTTCCTTCTTTATGGTTCAGTTAAATAATTCCACCCTGTTTCATTGCAGCTAAAATTCCCAATGCACCTAAAAGCAAGTCGCCCCATGATACGCCACGCCGGTCGAAGAAAGCGTTTAAATATACAGACTTAGAATCGCCTTTCCCGAACGCAAAATCAAACAGCTCTTTTAAAATCACAAAAATAACAGCAACCGACCAATGGACAAAATCAGTCAGGAAATACGGCACAAAGAACGCCATCCAAGACATGTGATCAAAGTTACTTCTAATTGGTTTGATAAACATTGCTATTGCTCCTTTCCGAGCCATGTAATAAGTCCATACACACAAATAATAAATAGGAAAAAACAGAGATACCATTTAAACGCATACCCAGGGCTGGACTGAAAAACTAAGGGTAAAATTGTAATTAACAACTTCATAACCTTAATCCTTGTTAATAAAGCTTTTGCCACTTTTGGGTTATTTTATAAACTAAATTCTCTCCAACAGAATCACTGCGAACAGCCTCGAACTCAATCGGCCAGAACATTAACAGTTTAACTTCATCGCACACAAAACATTTAATCCCGTTCGTTTCCACCTCATACCTACATCGATCTGTAAATTCCTCTTCTTCGGTAATAACAACATTATGATCGGTTAGCGCCTGGACGACAAGCGACTCAATCCGAATTTGATGTTCCTCATATAGCTTTCGAGCATTCCTTCTAACTGTTTTATCATCACCTTTATGATGCTTCTGTATCTCAAAAGACTTTTCGTCTATTTTGAGAACGTTATTGGATGGTTTAATCATTAAAAAACATCTCCTTTTGGGGTCAACCGGTCCAGAAGATAAACGCAATGCCTGTGTAGCTGTGTGTCCTGGCTGTTGGCCAGTGCGTTAAATTTCAATATCTGTTTCAATGTTATATGATCTTCCTGTGATAAATTTATCTGTATATTTCCTGAATCGTCTCGGACTACTGGTTTTGGGCTCACGGTTGAGCTTTCTTAATGACTATAAATGAAAATTCTCTCGGATCGTCCGGCTTTTCTCCCTCAATAAAATGTAATAGAATCTTATTACTTCCACCGCTTTCGCCAGCCTGATTTAATGCAGTCAAATAAACCTCATAATCACCGTAGTTCGAAAGAGAAACCGTATATTCTACATAAACATAATTAACATCATACGGCCACGAGTGCCATTCAGTCATTGGAACCGTTGTTGCATCCATCAATGGAAGTTCAACAAAATAGAGTTTATACGACCTCACTATAGGCGTAGATGGACTCAGCTTCAACCACCTTATTGCGAGTGTTGTGTCTGGTCTTACTGTTACCGTGTCCGTGTACACAGCCTGACTCCAACTCGTCCCGCTCAAAATCAGGAGAAAGATCAGGGTAGCAACCATAATCATCGAGTAGTTTGCATACGGCCTTATATTCAGCACGGAGTCGCTTCTTCTCTCGATCATCCAATCCACCGGAAAAAACTTTAATAATATCATCAACTTTTCCCACATTGGTCACTCCAAACGTCTTTAATTTTTACCAAAAACATGATAGTGCCTATTGATTCCTTTGAATGTGTTTATATGCTTGTACTCTTTAAACCGGGGATCGTTTAACAGTTCAGGCAACCAGTACTTATGATACATAATTCCATCTGACTTTTTACTCGGCAGTGCGAACGCATCTGGTTTTTTAGAGTAAACATAATTAACGACATCTTTTCCGGAGCCTATTTGTTTGTCTGTCAAACCTACCATATCGATTACATTCGCTTTAGAATAGAACTTTGTGGCTCCTATGTCCCAGGCCACTACGTTGTTATATTCCTTTAAACTCTTGCCAATCTCTTCCAGGTTGGATATCGTTACCTTGTATTCTTTCATCCAATCGATGTTCACTCTTAACTGGGTCCCTGTGAATAGTATAGCCAGGACCAGGTAGTACGGCTTTAATCTCTTGCTGTATTTTTTTGTAAGTTCAAATACAGCAAATATAGCAATTCCTAACAATGGAACATAAAACCTGTCTGCATATCCCATTAATAGATTTGCCTTGTAATATCCCACATAAAATAAAGCAAGTATCAACGATATATAAATTGTAATATCTTTATGTTTCCATGCTGTATAAATCCAGACAACACCAAGTACTATTAGCTCAATTGCTGTGATTCCATTCTCTTTTATTGCGTAGCTTTGTGGGAGGATTGCGCCATAATAGGCATACTTAAAAGCCAGGTAAATAATTGTAGTGACAAATACAACAAGTAACTGACTGTATTCTTTACGCTTTGCATAAAATAAAGCCATTGCACCGGCAATCACAATACCTTCCGGTCGGACAAGGCATAACAGGATTAACGGTACATATCCAGACTTCTTGAAGTGATAATCGTGAAAGGCCCAAATAATTAACGTACCAAACAGTATTGTTTCCATTCCAGAATAAGCGTGTATAAATTGGATTGGCATCAAGTATAATAATACCGCATACCATTTTATTTCTTTATCTATCATTCTGTACAATAGCCAGGCACCAATACCTAACAGAATCAAGCTTAACGCCTTTGAAATGATTAGAACATTCAACTTTAACGCAAGCATTCCAGCAGCTATGAACACCCAAAGTATTCCAGTATATCCTTCGACTCGTTCGCCTACATTAAACACTAAACCATTTCCATCGACTAAGTTTTGAGCATAAGACCAGCTTATATACGCATCGTCAACCGTCCAAAATGGAACGGCTATTGCTATTAACACAATATATGTAAGTATTAAATATTTCATAACTTCTTTGCCACGATGATTAATATTTCCCTATTCTGCTGAACATTTAACAGTTCCCATCCAGCCTTAACTTTTAACTTCCCATTCTCAATGCTTGCGAACCTCTCAAGCGGAAAGTATCGTCGGGTATAGTGACTTTCCCAGAGCAGGATTTCGCCTGACTTCATATTCTCTATTCCCCGTTTAATCGGGGAATCAAGAACTAAATTAACAAAAGTATGATAAGTGTAAACACTACAACTCCTAAACCTCGGTGCTTTTGGATGTGAGCCTATTTTATGTGTAGAATAATAATTATCATAATATTCTTCTGTAACATGTCTTTGTATCCATTCACTTGCCAACCCTATCCCATTAAGCTCTGCCGATATTGAGAACTTCGGAACACCCATTACCATTAATATAGCAATACCTATAATTATATTTTTAGTTGTCTTGTCATATTCTATTATATTTTTCCAGGCAAAATAAGCCATAAACGGGGCTACAGTTAACAAGTGCCTCGATGGGCCGCTTATTCGCCCAAAGCCGGTCTTATCCCAATACGCAAAGCTTAACAGCAATACGATCATGCCCATACATATAGCCATGAACCATTCAGTTTTTCCCTTTGCTTTTAACATACCAGGAACAACAAAGAAAGCACAAATCCCGCCAAGGGAGATAAGGTGTTTGAGATAATGCAGCATTGGACCCTTTGGATGTACCAGTGGATTTCGTTCAGAGAATATTCTATAATTATCAATCAAGTGCATGGGATCTCCGTAAAACAGCCAAGCACTTACGAAATAGATAAACGGAAATAAAAACATCGCTGGAATGTACTGCCAGTCCTTACGCATTACCCAAGCTGCCGGAATCCAAAATAATACCATTTCATTTCGAATCATTGGCAAAAATCCCAGGATTATAGCAAACCAAAACAGCTTATTCCTGTATAACATAAATACTGCTAAAATCATTAGCAGCATTACGGGGATCTCAGAATAGAATCTACCACCAACTCCCTGTAAAAGTGGGAACGTTAAAAATATTATAGGTAAATACTTATCACCCATCTTGAATAATAGAAAGCAAGCGCCACCTATTAGCAGGACATTTAATAACCGTATCCCATCAAGGCTAAAATCTTTAAACGGAAAATATAACAGCTTAAACCCGCCACGGTGCCAAGGGCTGAAATAGAAATCAGGCTGCATATTGTTTAAAAATACGTAGTGACTAAACTCATCGTGATCATAAAATCCAGACGAGCTATAAATATAAACTCCTGCGAGCAAAAGCAGGATTATTATAATTGCTATCTTCATTTTAACATCTCAAGCACTAGGGGCTTTTGTACAACCCATCGAGCATAGAATTGTCTGTACATTATTTTGTTTTCTTTCTGATAAATTCAATGAACTCTGGAAATGTAACATCTTTGTGTGCCCATATCTGTATAGTACCTTTGTAGTTTGGGCTGATCCCTAAATCTATATCATACTTTTAACGCCCTCCCAATCAAGAGAGGGTAATCACTGCTCCTGCCAGTTGAGCTACACGTCAGTTATTTAAAATATTTCTCTTTCCAGCCCTTAAAATCCACTTTGCCGATTACTTTCATTTCCTGAATAATAGCCCAGGGAATAGAAATCATCTCTCCGACCTGGGATTCAGTCATAGAGCTGGCAAGTATAATTCGTTTCTTGTTTTTGAAAAGTAAGATTCCAGTACTCAAACATTCCAAATCATCTTTTTTGAAATCCTTGTATTGCTGTTGATTCTGCCATCCACCTGACGGGCGAGAGCTGTCAAGCCATTTTACCTGGACGATTTTCATCCGTTATTGTGTAATACTTTCACGCAATAACATATAAAACACATTCCTTGCCAGGGCGCCTAAATCAATATAATCATAATCAGGTTTTGTTTTGTGGTAGCAGCTACTTGATGCTATAAATTCAGGCTGTTCAATGACCGCATGGTTTAATTTTTCTATCTCTGGAATTGATTCAAAAGCTTTTTCATTGATCAATTTGCTCAATTCGTCAAAGGTGAACTCTTTGGGCATATCTTTAGAACTATTAAACACAGAAATAGAAACGTAATCACTAAACCTTATTAACGCAGGCATTAACTTCATAACTGGCACATCATACGGACTCTGAGACACAACCCAATAAGCAAATGCTCCCATGAAACCACTTTTCGATAACCAAAACGTTTTGTCTCGATAATGAGTTTTAATGTCCAAATTAGTAAGCGTGTCGAATCTGTTGTTTGTTTTTATTTCATTGTCGCTATTCTCTTGCATTTCTTCTCCTTCGTTTAATAAAAGACCTGAACGCCCGGTTTGATTTGAACCCACGATTTCCGGGATGAAAACCCGATGTCCTAACCGCTAGACGACAGGCGCATTATATTTATAAACCACACGCCGCACTCCGGCTATCACCTCGGCTTTGACGTGCAATCTAAACACCTAGTCCAAGCGCAAGGCCAGAAACCAGCGCCTTTTTAGTTCTTTCGTTAAGTCCCTGAAATTCAGGCGTTTGTATCAGTGCTGGGACTTGCTGGACGAGCTGCAGCATTATTTCAAATATTTGGTCCTCGTCCTCTGATCCTTTACCGTCCTGTACCTCTACAACCTCCGACATCTGTTCTCCTAATTGCCTGAACTGTTCCAGTGCTTCCGCTTCCATTTGCTCTCGATCTTGTGCCTCCTGTCGTTCAGCAACGAAATCTTTTGCACGTTGTTTGTGTCTTAATGTCGGGGCAGACTCGATGTATTGTTCGGGAGAAAGGAGTCCTTTATCAAACAGTATAGTTGCTTCCTCAAACTCCTGAAATACATCGAACGGCATAATTGACAAAGAATTAATCTTAATTCGGATTTTAACATCCTCAAATTCTTTCGGGTTGAATACCGTATATACTGCTTTGCCTTCCTCATCTTCCTCCTTTTGAAGGATAGGGTCGTCATAAAATTTCCGGATGATGTAGGCCCAATGTTCGTACAATCTGCGGTAAAGGTCAACAAACGCCCTTACTCTTGGATTCAATCGACCTGTTGCCTGGGCCATTAGTGCTTGAGTCTTTACGCCAGAGTCACCGGCATTGCTTTGCGCTCGTAAGGCATCATTAACACCAGACTTTTTATCCCGATCATCATCGAGGTATTGTAGGTGCTGTTGAATATATGCTGGAATTGGCGGTCCAACTAACGCTTTAATGCTTTCTGTCGTTGGAGCTGTATATACAGCGCCCCCCTCGTTCCTTATCTCTTCCTCAAATCCTGGCGTTTTAACCCATTGAGGATTACCCATCAACTTACAGGCATCTGTAACATTCGCCAGAATTTGCAGCCTGTCAAGCGTGGTTTGCTCCATGTTCTTACCGTCAGACGTTCCCCAAAAATCTTTAGCCCTTCGCATATTAGCAACTTCAAAATAGGGCCAGTAGTCTTCGTATTGACAAGGTTCGTCTTTAACAATACGATCCTTGTAGTTTTTGATGATGGTAACTATTCGGCCATTTGGATATTTGGCCTTGTTCGCCTTTTCTGTTATTACTTTCCCCTCTTCGTCTTTCTTGTATTGTCCCGTTTCATCTGCCACACTTAAATCATACTCTACCTCTTCACCGCTTGCCATATACATTTTAATAACAAAGCAATATCCATCCTTTGAATCCTCTCCTGACAGTGCTTTTTGTATTCCCTCTTGTAGAGTAGAACGCTTTGTAAACGATCCATCTGCATTAAAATCACCTTCTGGATCAACAGAAACACCTAATGTCTTTTTAATCTCTGACGCAAGTATGTAACTTGCAATGATAAACCAACTATCCCGGCAATCTGCTATACTTGCCTTTGTTGGGTCTGGAATAACCACTAGGTTATCAACCAAAGAGTTAACTATTTTTGTTTTCGAGTTTTTATTGAATTCAGAGTTTATAATTCCAGTTCCTTTGACTGAAAATTCCCTGTTGAGTATCTCCGATTTCTCACCCATGTTCGTATCTTCAAAGGTGTTCACCAACTCTTTTTGCAGTTGGTTAGACCATTCAGACAGCCTTCGGTAATAATCATCCTTTGCTTGTTTGGCTTTTTCTGCCTCAACGAGATCCTCACTTTGTAGTGCATCCTCTAATCCAAGAACACGCTCTATTGGAGGAACAGCGATAACATCCGGCATTGGTGGCCGAGCAGTTACCATCGGGCCCGTGACCTCTACAAACTCAAATAGATCGTTCGAGCTTGACCGGTTAAGATGGACCGGCCTAGATGATCCATACCAATAATCATTACCGTAATATCGTTCGAACTTCTCCCACATCTGCGGAAGTTTTCTAATTTCGATATTCTTTGCGCCGAATTTGAATTTATTCAGTACCTGGTTCCAGAGTTTTTGTTCGTCCTCTGTTACACCTTCTTCTGTAGTCGCTTCGCCTGATTTGGTCTGATCTGTACTCATGATGATAATGGTCCCGTTTTTCGTTTTTCACTTCTGATGTTAGCCCACATTTTTTGTTCTCTGGTTGTCTCTTCTTTGGGTACATTTACCGCTATGTCGTCACACACACCATATCTAACCACATCTGGGTAATCTTTGAACTTCTCAACGATCACACCATCAGATGCAGCTTTATCGTCGGCGGTTTTTCCGGTTAGTTTACGCCTGATATAATGAGTTAACCCACTCCATGTATGCGTACAATTCTTCCAAATTACCAAACCTGGCTTTCCATCTTCCATCGGTTTTAATAACCGACGCACTTCTTTGTGTCCAAACTCAATCTCTGCCTCTTTGCCGGGCGCATCGTATGAGCTGATAAACACAAAATCCTTTTTAATCCGTATTCCGGCCTCAATATATGACTGAGCGAATGTCTTACCACCCCGTGTTTGCCATCCAAAATATTTATCTAAAATACGCATCGGCTTTGAATGTGCTGGGTATAGTTCATCAGCTACTTGTTTCTCTTCCACCTCACTCCATCCCTTGATCTCATCGTCATTATCAAGACCTGATTTCATGTTCCAATAGTCTGTGCTTTTATTCACGGGAGATTCATCAAATATAATTCTCCGGCCATTTGGCGCTTTTGCTATCCAAATTGAAGCGGATGGTCGGGAATCGTGAGGATCAACTATTTGAATGATTTTAGAATGTAACGGGATAGGATAATCAGAAGGTTCTACGAAATGTGTTTCAGCATCCAGTGATGGGTATATCATCCGGGAGAAATACATAAACTCACCAAATATTCTTGCTGCTCTCTGTTCATCGTCGTAATCTGCAACCATATCATCAATAACATCAGCCGGAAGGTGGCCCCGTACCCCACGCTCTTGACAGGCTTCGTAAACGCTCGCCTTTACATGACTGTAACCGGAACGACCTTTATTGACCATATTTTTAACTTCATCGATAATGTATGGAGGACAATCAAGTGGAGTCATCGGTAATAACGTGACACAACCCATCCTACGACGTGATTTTCCAGCATCCCACTTGTCCCCTGGTGCTGGTTCATCATAAACCATAACTCCAACATTTGCAGACTCATAAGTTCCTGCGTCCTGGTCGAAAGTTTTAAACAACAAATTCCAATTATCAGGGAATCTCATGGTGGAAATGATCGATTTTCCATCCTTGCTTTGTCCATATTCACGGCCAACATTAAACTCTTTTTTAATTAAAGCCTCAAACATTGGATGTATTGTTTCTTTTAGCGCCGATGCGGTAGAACAGTACCAGATATTTTTAGGGTATGGAAAAGAGTTAAAGATAGGATAATCAAACCAGCCATTTTGTGGGCCATAGATAAGATTTAGTAATATATGTATTGTTGCAGTAGTTTTGCCAACACCATTCCCAAAAGTACAAAGGGTCACGGGGACATTTGTATTCTCTGTGGACAAAGCAACAGTCTTTATGTACCTTTCCTGTGCACCATTCGGACAACAAAACCGCAACGGATCAAGCTGAACAGCCTGTAAGAACCTAACCGCTTCCGCTTTTTCCATTTTAGCAACAGCAATTTCCGGCTGTATCATTAACCTGAACATCGACATGATAATTATAATCTCAACTAATTTCTTCACTTTGGATTCTCTCGACAATTTCTTCTGCGTCTTTTTTCATTGAATCAATTTTGTTCTTGATTTCAGCGTTTACGTCAACCTGTTTCTTTTGAGTATAAATGTCTGCCAATTCCAAAATCAATTTAGATGCTTCGGTTTTTCCAGAGGAAGATTGCTTTCTTAAATCCTCCATAACAGATATTGCTTTCTTTCTGGCGTATTCTTTTATTTTAAGATCAAAACCAGACTTGCGCTGCATATTTTTCAATCGTTGCGATAACGCTGACTGACTAATACCTAATTGCCTCGCAATGTCCTCTTGCGTATGGGTATCTTTTTGGTTTTCATACGCTTCCCAAATCATGTTATCTGTTAATCTGCTCTGTCTCATAAGTCATTATTAATTAGTAAGTTCAACATTTTTGAGGTCAGACCTTTAGGCATCTTTCCCACGCTCCATAAACTGATTACATCCAAAATTCTCACTTACCTCAAGGCTCGGTTCCTCTGCATGTAAATCAGTTGCGAACATCACTTCGCCATTGTTAGTTGAAAGGGCACATTGCCCATCAAGGCGATATTTTAATTGTGAATTGAAATATCTACAGTTTTTGCAAATTTTGTTAGGCATCTTTATTCTCGCTTTCTTTCTTTCCGTTTTAATCCACGTAAAAAATCAAACATTTTCTTTCTCCTTTTCAACCTGGATAGTTAAATCCATAAACAAATTTCTTGGAACATCGTAAATGTTTTGATTTTTACAATTAATGTTAAGACATTCCAAAGAAGGTCTTACTTCTTCTGAACCTATTGTCAACCTGTTCCTGTCCACAATCGCCATTTCAGAAAAACATTCTAAGCATAAAATAGAAGTATTTAGTATTCCCTTGTTAATTATTTTATCAGTCATTAAGAACTCTCTTTCGCCAGCCGTGAATGTTTTCTGTATTTCTTTCTGAAAAAGGCAATGTTCTGTTTGATGTAAATTCTTTGTGCCTTATTTAAGACATCCGCTTTTGTATCTCCGAAATCAAAAAGGTCTTCGTATTCAGCCTCACTATAGCCATAAACCATTCCCATTACAGTACCATCCTGTCTAGTTACTGAGTGAATCTGTACCTGGTTTCTACCCGCTTTTCTGATCTTTTTTAAGAGTTTAACTTTCATCAGCTCTTTAAAAACTCTCTATGTTCTTTTTCCTCTTTCACGTTGATTTGAGGAAAAACATTTGTGGTTGTGATTGGATTATGTCGAATTGGAATGTCGTCGATAGTCGGTGGTTCTTTTGCTTTTGCTGCTTTTTTTTCTTTTATCTTTTCGAGGAAGGTTTTCTTTTTGTCTGTGACCTGTGGAACAACATAAACAACGTTCTTAAATAACTTCCGGCCAAAAACATAACCAGCACCACAAAGAGCCAGCAATGCACCCGATACACCGTAGAAAGCAAAGAGAGTATCTTCACGCATTTGCATTCCTGAAAAATGAGCAGATAGGAAGCCTCCCAAAATTGGTAGCCATTGCCATAGATGATTTGTCCAAGAGCTTTTCTTTACGTTGGGATAAATAACCATGAGATAATAAGCGAATCCAATTCCGCAAATTGTATTTATTGTTAGGTAAAATGCAAATTGGTAATAGCTCATTGTCAACTCTTTCTTATGTGTGTGAATGCTTCCGGCAGTTCAAATTCAAGCCAAACTTTTTTTAGTGCCTGGCGTGATTTCCGAAGTTCGATTATCAGTGTTTTTGTTTCTGCTATCAGTAATAGAATGCGGTGAGACAGCGAGGTCGTCACGAGTAAGAGGATTAGTCCCACCGCAAATAGCATTATGGTGTCAGGTGACATTGAGTTGGACTATTCCTCGTCGTCGTCAATTACATCTGCACCAAGTTCAGCGGCAAAGCTCGAAACGATACTAACGATTTCGCTCAAACTAATTTTTGCGCCACCGTCTGATCCAGGTTTAATTGCTTCGCTGATTTTCTGTAATAGATTACCAGCATTCTTTAGTGTCTCGTGGTTTTCTAGTGCCATTACTTGTTTCTCCTTTTTGTTAGGTAGGTAAATAATATTTTTAAAAATTCAGTGATGTGATAATACAATCCTTTTTGACCGTCTGTATTTGGTGTGCTTTTTTTCATTGCCCCACCGAGGCCAATAACGCCAATAAGCCCACCGATGCCTTGTAACGTTATTCCAATAGCCCCACCAGCCAATTGACCAGCACCAAGGAACAAAAAACCAATGCTACGTTTAAAACCAGGTTGTCGGTAAAATGGTATTTGCGGGATAGATATTTCAGGTTCTTTTCTTTCCTGCTCGTTTAACTCCGGATCAAACTTTCCATCCTTAGGATCAAGAAGTTCATCTTTTTTCTCCTGCACATCATCCAGCCGAGGATCGTAGGAGGTTTGTTTTTTATGTCTTATTCGCCAATTCATTTCATATATTCCTATAAACGCAAAAAGCGGCCTGCCCAAGTTCATTTGAACTCCGGTTTCAGGCCGTTTTGTGTATTGTCGTTTAAAAGTAGAGGTGATTATGGGTGCTGTTTGGTTTCGCAGTCTGCCAGGAGACGAAACCTTTGAACCATTTAGATTATTGTTCTTGTTTTGTCCATAACCACCTCATTAGGTCTGGTTAATGATATGAAATAATTAGTTTAATGTCAACAGTTATTATCATTTCATATCATATTTATCATTTTAGTTCTTTTCCTCCATTTTTTCATATAACGCCTTGAGAACTCTTGTATCATCAAGAGCATTGTGTTTTTTAAAATTAGAAATATCAATCCCCATTGATTTTGCCAACTCTTCCCTGTTGGCGTCTGGATCAATCCCATTACTCCACAAAATTGAAGCAAAATCAATGGGGATATAAAAGAACGGAACATTCCAAACGCCAAATAATCCACATATACCCATCCAATCAAACTGGTTGACATCTGCAATTAAATAGGGTTTATTGTCGCCAATGAACCCTATAATTTCTTTTGCAATTTGTTTTTCGGACTTACCATAAGTTTCATGGAAAGTCATTTCAGTAAAATGATTTACTTGCATCCCCGTGAACCGTTACAACATATAACGGAACGAGAACGTTTTCACGTACCCATTCAGTGCATTTTTTCGAATCATAATCAGCATTAATTGCTGAATATGATTCGCCATTCGCCTTTACTAAGGCGATTGAAATGAATGATGTCCCTTTTGCGGAAAGTTCTATGAACTCACCGTCCATGAAGATTACATTTTCACTATACATGGTATTTCTCCTTTTTTAAATTCCACCAGTCAAGAACCCGATCTTTTTCGCCGTTCTCGACTAGATAATTCAGGAACGCCACGAACCGTTGTAATTGCGGCGATCCTTTCTGCTTGCCATTTTCCAGTTCACTCACTCGAACCCGTGGACTTCCGAATCCGAGTAATCGCCCAAACTCGACTTGCGAAAGTCCGAGCGATTGACGGAGCTGTTTATACTTCACTATATCGTTCAAATCTCCAAATACGATCCGGGAATTATTAGGGAATTCAATCTTAACCGTGGATTTCCCGTTTATTGGCTCCTGCATCGTATGGCCACAAAGAGGGCATACATCTTTCACGGGTTTACGTTTATTGTACAATCGGTCTGCTTTCTCTCGCTGCTGGTCCCAATACCGATCTTTAGATTTAGGCATGAGTAAGCTCCCTGTGTTGGGATTCAACGTGTTTGTTGAACAATTTAATTGCTCCGTCTTTCGCCTGATCGTACACTGATTTACTGGATGGGTTTTTCTCGCTCGCTTCCCTTACCCGCATTTCGGCATGTCCAAGTGCTTGAGCCACGTTATGATTCTCTTTGTAAAGATTTTCCATTTCAAAAGCCAGATAGTCACTTAATTGTTCCACCCTGGACGTCGTTATTTCCTGTTTTTCTTTTCTTGTCATTGAATTTTCACTCCTTTACCGCCGTTTGGTTAAATTTACCATCTATCCATTTCTTCTTCGTAGGCATCACGGGCGCTCTCTTCTGCCTCTGCACGATAACTTCTTTGTAATTCGGTAAATTCGCTATTATATTCTTTAACTGAAATTTCACCACTTGCAAGTCTTTCTTGCAAATCATCCTCTTCTCTTTCAAGTGCATCCATTGTTTCACTCCAAGCTATTATTTACAGCATGTTAAGTGTCAGTTGCTTGCAAGACGTGCGGGTTAAACTGTTGTTAAAATTATTTTTGGCTAACTACCGTATATGTATTATTATAAATACCGCTTAATCGCTTTCCGTGTTCGTAAACATATCTATCGTGGTATATTTTTGCATTAAAGTCTCTAAATTTTGTAATGGCTATATTGCCTTTAATTTCCAAAACTGGATAATTAGAGAATTCTTCTTTCAATAGTGGGTTGCCAACGTGAATCATATCACCAACTTTTTAATGTCCTGTTACTCCAAATTCTTTCATTATTCACCGCCAAAAAAATTTTAACCAACAAATTAAACTGAACAAAGGGCAGGCAGGTTTCGGCCCGTAGCCTAAGAGCGCAGGATTCTTGAGCCTGCCAACCTTTTTAGTTTTTTGGTTTGCCCTTTGTTAGCTTATTTATGCCATCCATTTTACAGTTTTTCCTCTTTTGGGAATGGACATTACTCCAATGACAAGCAAAAACATACCGAAAGCTATTTGCTCATGCAATCCATCGCCCCAACTAAATGCGTCACTTCCCATGCAATTCAGAAACAAGGGAAAAATAAAAAACAATCTTTTCACTTTTCACCGCCCTCTCGTGGTAAATATATCGTCAATGCTGTCGAATTCGACTGTTAATTTCTGAAAGCATCCACAACACGTATGACTAATTTCTTCATCCGGATTGCTCTGCGCCTTCTGAATGTTCTCGTCACCCATTGGCTGCATAACCCGGCAATAAGGACATTTTGGGAAATAATCTATAATTTCCGCATCTGTCGTTTGTGGTTCCATGAATGGTCCACCGATTAAATTTTTTCCTGCTACTGCTGCTTGTCCAGTCATTTTTTGTTACCTCCGTTTACTGGTTCAAAACATTCGCCCACGAGGATCGTGGACAGTATCTAAATTTTGAAAATTAAGCGTTGCCTCATCAAACCTTAAATTTACTGTACCTGTTGGCCCTTTTCGATGCTTTTCGATTATAATTTCAGCCAAATTTTCATCGCCTGGATTGACTTTATCACCGTTTTTGCTTGGCCTGTAAATAAACATTATCACATCTGCATCAGCCTCAATCATACCACTATCCCGCAAATCAGCCATAGTTGGTCTGCGCCCTGTTCTGTAAACCTCACGACTTAATTGAGATAAGCACAACACAGAAACATCAAAATCTTTTGCAATTGTTTTTAACATACCTGATATTTCGGCCACCTGAATATTTTTACTCTCATGCCTGTGATTTGTCCTAACAAGCTGCAAATAATCCACAACAATTAACTTAACGCCTTGTTTTCTAATCATCTTACGAGCACTGCTACGCAACGCCTCAATTGTTTTTCCTGCTGTGTCCTCGATGTAAATTGGCAATCCTGCAACCTCACTCGACACGTGGATCAATCGAGTAAAATCCTCGTCTTTTAATTTTCCAATTCTGGCCTTGTGTGCATCAACTTTCGCATGGCTGCATAAAATCCGATTTACTAATTGCATAGATCCCATTTCATAAGAAAACACACCAACCGGAAAGCCACTTAGCGCAGCATTTTTAGCAATATTCAGCGCAAAGGCTGTTTTTCCATGACTAGGCGGTGCTGCCAAAATAATTAAATCAGTTCTGTTTAATCCTGAAAGTAAGGCATCCAAAAGACTATACCCTGTTGGCACACCAATTATGCCTGATTCTGTTTGATGAATAATTTCCATTTGCTCAATGGCGCTATATGTCAGTTGGCTCAAATCCTCTATTTCTGATTCGTTTTTTTGCATGTGAAATAATTCATTTTCAATCGTCTCAACTACCTGCTCTGAATCGCCCGTACCACTAAACGCCTCTTCCGTTGTTTTATGAAACACAGTTATTAAGCGCCTTAAATTGGAATTGTTTTTAACTATCCTGATATAATCACCCACGTTTTCAGTAGAAGGTATTCGCTCAACCAGTTCGGTTAAATAGTACTGCGTAATGTTTTCGTATTTTTCGATAAAAGGTGAAATGGTCAGAATATCAACAGATTTACGCTTACCATTCAGTTCAATTATTTGTTTAAATAAATATCCATGCTTTTCATGGTAAAAATCCTCCGGCAATAAATGCCCCATAGCCTCATCAATCGAATTTTCAGACAATAAACACGATCCAAGTACAGCCATTTCAGCATCGGTATTATGGGGCATGGTTTTAATCATCAGGATT